AATTCTCTCTTGATCTTGCTCTTTTCTACGTTGATTTTCCATTGCTCTAAGGTCTAATTCTCTTGATCTTAGTTTTGCAATAGGATCATTATCAAATTGTGAAGTAATTTGCTTCTCTTCCTTCATAAATTCTTCCATCATCTCTGCAATTAGCTGAGCTTTTCTTGCTTCAATCTTTTGTTGCATCATCATAGCTTGTTGACCTATCTGTGGATTCTGTTGAGCCATTATTTGCATCTGTTGTAATTGAACTAATTCATCTCTAAACTCTAATTCAATCTGTTCTTGAGACATTAAACTAATATGTTCAAAAATATTTTTCTCTAAACTTGCCATAATCATAGGATTATTTCTAGCAATGTTAGTTGCCATGAAATTTAAGTGTGCTGTAATATGTGCTCTATGATCTTGACCAGGAAAAGCTTGGAATTGTCTTCCTGCTAATGCATCAATGTGTTCTAACGCCGGATCTTTTGGCATAGGTTGCATTGGTTTAACTAAAACAGAATCAATATTTTTTACACCAAGTGCTTCATACATATTTCTATACGCTTGATATAGATTATGCATTTGTGGATTAGATTGTGCCAGTTGCAACTCAGTTTGTGCGAGGGAAATACGCTGAGTCTGTGAAAAAATGTTGGGATCAGCAACTGGCAATATATCTACTCTATCATCAAAGTCAGTTTGTTTAATAACTCTTTGACCCCCAACTACATCATACGGATATTCCGGTGGTAGATATAACTTGAATACTCTTGCTAGTAATTTAAATTCTTGTTTAAGAGCAGAGTAAATTCTTTTGTGAATAGCAGACATTGTTCTTGAGCCACGTTCTAATAATGCAACTGTAGTTCCAACTGCTGCTTGCTGATTACCATCACCAACTTGTAAATCTGCAATCGATGCAAACCTTTGACCAGCGTTAACTACAATACCCATTAAGTTTAATAATGTAGCTGATGGTTCTTTAAATGGTAGCATCATAAATGAATCTCTTAAATTTCCACCTGGTGCATCCACGTCTCTAAATTCACCTGGTTGAATTGATTGTGCATCATCTCTAATTCTAATACCACGCATTTTAAATCCTGCAGGTAAGTTAGATAAAGTTCCTGCATCTAGTAATTGTCTTAATGCAGAAGTTGCAGTTCTCGATAATCCACCGATCATGTGAATCAAACCAAAACCATAAAAACCTAAACCTGGTAAAAATTTAAAGTGTACAAAATAATTAATTTTATTTTTTAATGCATCACCTATTTCGTAGTTTCTTCTAATAGATAAAACTTCACGTGAATTTTCTTCAAGTGTTACAATGTATGGGACTTTAATTCCTGATGGCTCACCAGTCTCTTGATTTACATCCTCAAATCCTTCGAGGTCTAAATCAATATGACATTCTAATAATGTATAAACATCTTCGTTTGCAGTTTTAGATACTCCTTCAAGTTCTCTTTCTTTTTTCTCAACTTCAGTTTCTTTGTCTCCAGGTTTTCCAATATCTATATCTCTATAGAATCCACCTACCTGTTGTTTTCTTAAATCGTTTTCAGAAATTTTAACACGATGAATAATTGCTTCCGCATCATCTAATGAGGTAGCTGTGTACGGAACAATTAAATCATCTGCAGGAACAAATTTACTTACGGCTCTTTGTTCCATATCGTCATAGTAGACTTTTTTAAAAGCACTACCTGCTAATGGTAAGTTAAATAATAACTGATCAAAGTCAGGTTCGTACTCTTTCATTTTTTCCATTAACTCGTAGTTCATGAAATCTTTTACTCTAGTTGCTTGCTGAGTTTTTTCTGGAGTTGATATACCTACTGTTTGTGTTCTAACTGGACCATCAGCCGGTAATAATTCTTTATAAGCTAGAGCTTGAAATTGTGTTACTGCTTCTGCTAGTACTGGATGAGTTGCACCACTAGCTCCTGAAAAAGGTTCTGTTCTATTATTATATTTAAAACCTAAAAGGTCTAAACCTTGTGTATAAGTTTGTGCCCAATCTTTTCTTGAAGAAGTATAATCTTGATACTTACTAGATAAATCTGATGCTAGTCTTCCTAATATATCATCGGGTAAAAATTCTGCTAAGTTTGCATAGTGCTCATCACTACCTTCAGCTGATGCAGCTTTAGGATCTAAATTAATATCAACTGAACCATCTTCATTTTCTGAAACTTCAACAGCTTCAGGTGATTGTTCTGTTTCTTCAACTGCTTCTACAATTTCGTCTTGAAGTTCTTGTTCACCAGGAATACTAACTTCTGTTCGAACTTCGTTTGGAAGTGCTTTGTCTATATCTGCCATTATATTTTTTCTCCGTAAGTTTTATCTGTTTAACACCATTATAATTAATATTCAACCCCTGAGGCATGGGGCCTGATTCCGGAGGAATGGTTCTAGTTAACCTCTTAGTCATTTCCTCTTGTTTCCTCCATAGCTTGTTTTACTGCTTGACCAAATTCATAACCATCATCCATAAGTTCTTTTACTCTTTCACTTAATCCTGTATCAGGATCCTGGGAGCCTGAGTTAAATTGTGCTCGGCCACCATCAGCAAACTTAGGAAAATATTCTTTTGCAAAAGAATCTATATCCATACCCGTTCCTTCTTTACCACCTAGTTCAATATATTTAGCTGTGACCATTGCATTGTATTCTGTATCTCCACCATCTAACATATTGGTTCTATAGTTTTCTATTTTCTTTGTTACCTTTTCACCCGTCTCACCAAATAATGGTTTAACAATATCTAAATATTCATCTACATCGATCTCTCCATTCTCAAATGCTTTTCTTGAAAAGATTCCAACATAGTCAGCATAAGTTTTTGGAGACAAAGTATTAACTGCTGCTTCCGTGTTAAGCATGTCTAACATCGGCATAAATTTTTTAGGTTTTTTAGGAGGGGCTTGGTCGGGCACTACAGGACTCCTGCGATACCGCCCATAGCTAATTTTTTTTTATCCTGCTCTGCTTTTTTAATCATTTTTCTAAGATCTTCCATTCCCATAGTTCTTTGAGATGGTGGATAGTCTTCAGGATAATATTTTCTAAGCATTTGTTCTTCTTTAATTTTGTAGTATTCATCTTCTTTATCCTTATCTACTACATCATAAACATTTAAATCTTTTACAGATTTTCCCTCAGCATAGGGCATTCTCATAGGTCCACCGCCCATAGCCATTGATCTATCACTTGGTGTATCTTTTTTAACCATACCTAAAAAGTCTGTTGCAAATTCATATAGTTTAATTCCTTTTCCTTTGGCACCACTATCATCATATTGAATTAACATATCTTCAAATGCGCCTCTATCAAAACCATATGGAGTGTCAAATAACTTCATAACATTACCCATACCAGCCATTTGCATATTAGGTGATTTTTTCTTTTTAGATAAATACTGATTGATAAAATCTTCTATAGGAATATCTATAATACCTTTTTCTTTTAAATCGTTGTATTCTTTTATGACAGTTCCTAATTCTAATTCAAATTCGTCTTCTGGCTCTGATGCCATTTTAATTGATGGCGCACCTCTATCTAAAGATTTAATACCACCCATATCATCATATTCTTCAGGATCATTTAAATCTTCTGGGAGCTCTCCTAGCTCGATAGCTCTAAGCATGTCTTTTAATCTTGGATCGTTTTCGTCTATTGCCATAATGTCTAATAATACACTTTTGGAGTCTGTTGTAAAGGCTCATCTTCATAATCTTCAGGGTGCTGAATTAATCCACCTTGTCTGAATCTCATAACTGCTTGAGTCATGGAATCTACTAAATCATCATGATCTCCATAAGGAAATGCAGCGCACTCTTCAATTACTTCTTGAGCAAACTCCATTTCAGTTGGTGCATATATTTTACCAGACTCAAATAAAGGAGATACTGAATTAACTCTAGTATGTTTATCGTTACCACGTGATGGTGTAAAATTAATTACAGGTATCCCTGCTTTTCTTAATTCATAAGTTAGAGGGAGCCCGGATGCTTTGCCTTCTATAATAACTGTTTCCGGTTGCCAGTATCCGTATTGATCTAATGCAACACGTCTTAGTTCTGGAAACTCGTATCTACCTTTAACAGAATCTACTAACATTAAACAAGGACCACTATCTTCTGTTGGATGAAACACACCCCAGGTAGTAATTGCAGAATAGTCAGCAGTTTCTTTTTTCATAAATGCTGTATCGTAAGATTGTATTACATGTTCTAAAGGTGGAATCTCGCCTTCCCAATCTTGCCACCATTCACGTTTGATTAATGCTCCTTCTTCACCGGTTGGATTCTGCATGTATTGTGCATTCCATTTTGAAAGAGGAATAGATGCTTTGACTCCTTCTAAATCTTTAATGTTCCAATATTCCGGCCACAGGGGTTTACCACTTGGTAAGATCGCAGGAAACTCAATTACTTCCCATTGATCTGCTTTAGGTTCTTTTTGTGATTTAATTAATCGTCCTGCTAAATCTTTTTCATTCCAACGCGTCATTACAATTACAATTGTTCCACCAGGTTGAAGACGTTGTCTAGGTCCTGATGTGTACCATTCATAAGTTCGATCTAATGCTTGTGCATTCATTGCATCTTGTTCAGTATGTGGATCATCAATAATTAATAGATCAGCACCACGACCAGTAATTGCAGAACCAACACCAGCAGCATAATATTCACCACCTTGTTGTGTTTCCCATTTACCTGCAGCTTGAGAATCTTCTTTAAGTCTTGTTTGAAATACTTCTTTATATTCTGGTGTATCCATTAAAGCTTTTGCCTTACGACCAAACCTTACAGATAATTCTGTTGTGTTAGTTGATTGAATAATTTTTAGTTTGGGATTACGACCTACCATCCAGGCGGGTAATAAGTATGATGCAAATTCAGATTTAGTGTGTCTAGGTGCCATATTAATAATAACACGTTTTGTTTTACCATTTGCAATATCATTAAATTTTTGAGCAACATCTTTATGATGTCTACCTTCTACAAAATCTGGCCATACATGTTTTACAAAGGCCATGAAATCTTGTTTTATATCTGATTGTTTTTTCTTCTCCTTCCATTTATTCATGTAAAGAGCAAATTGCCTTTTTACATCAGGCGGCAGCTTATCTAAATTTTTTAATTTTTCTTTATCCATAAATGCATTCGAAAAAAAATTTTGCAAAATTTTTTCAGATATGTTTTCAAATAACCAAAAGTATTTTAGGGTTACTTATATATAAAACCTTATATATTACTAAGTATATAGAGACTCCTGTAATTTACAAGCAAATAGAATTTGCGAGAAAGTTCAAATGTTAGAAACGTGTTGGTACCTCTATCGAATCTCGAGCGAGCGAAGCGAGCGAGTCGGTTCCGGCGCCGCAGGCGCCTGCGACATTTTGCCGCATGCGACATTTTGTCGCATGCGTTATATTAACACTAGGAGGTTGTTAATTCTATGCACAATCCATGCAATATCTTTTATCGCTAGTGGATCTATTATCCCCCTTGATGTATTCACCACAACACCTACAGTTGGTGAACTCATCACTTGGTTTTGAATTATCTTTTTTCTTTTTTGTTTTCATAATCGTATCTTAACACAATGGCGATTAACTCGCCATTGCACATTTTGTCACACCATGTTTGATGTATGATTTTAGATACATCATGCACTCCTTTTTATTTAACAAATATCCATCCATTGTAGATTTCATTAATGGGCATTTTTCATCATGCCCGAAGCCTGTTACAGCGTGTACGATTTCATGAAACACAACATTTCTCAAAGCGTCTTCACTCATGTTTAAAACTCTGTCAGTAATCCAAATTTGATTTCTACTTAATTTGGCTACACCTAAAACATTATGATCTCTGGCTTCTCCGATTCTAACTTCTATTCTAGGTAAATCTTTAATTTCTTTTTTTGCTTCATAAATTAAATCAATTACTTGTCTTCTTTTTTTGTAAGTGATGTCATTCATTTTAAAGTTTTTTATTTGTTTTACTTTCATATTTTCTCCTATAAGTTAATAATCGTATCTTAGCACAATGGCGGGTTGTCCGCCATTGCGCATTGTGTCACACCTATTCCACTTCTGGAAATGGTAAATCTTTCTTATCCAATTCCTTGTCCCATTGTTCAGTAATACGAGCCTTACTATCTTGCATGTCTTGTTTTACTAGTCGCAAAATTTCTTCTAAGGCATCAGCTATTCTTACCATTGGATCATTATCTTTTGGTGTCATTTTTACTCCTTTGATTAATTTCCTAATCTTAACACAATGGCTCGTTAAGAGCCATTGTCATTATTGTCGCACTCTTTAATTTGAGTTTCTGTCCACGCTCGTTGTGTCCATGTATAACCCGAATGTGCGTTGTGAGTTGTTTCTGGGTGCTTGATTTTTATAACCTCAATCGGTGTTTCAAGTGGCTCGGTTCTGGGTGCAATCGCAATGATTTGCTCTATATTATGATTTGCGAAATCATCATAACAACCTTGACTACAAAAATATTGATACATATTATTATAATAATTACTCATTTTTATTTTTTTAGTCCTTAGAACCTTTGAACCCTTGACACCTCTTATTCTGTCTTGAGTGTGTTTCTTATGGCAATTAGTGCCATGACAATATACATAATCATCAGCCATTAGTTTATCTCCTTACTATTAATTGTCATGAATACAAAATTATTAGTTGCGTTTCTAAAACCATTTTGAACTGTGTCCCAATATGTTAAAATGGTTTTACCATTTTTAGAAGTCCACAAACCACAACCCTCTGTCCACATACCCTCACGCCATATGAACTCATCATTATGTTTTTTTGCTTTGTAGCCTATTCTAAACTTTGTTCCTATTTCTACTTTCATATTTTACTCCTATTTGTTTATGATCGTATCTTAACACAATGGCGAAGTTATCGCCATTGTGCATTTTGTCGCAATTAGTGTGATACTAATTGTTCTTTTAGTTGCGCTTTTGCTATCGCAATTTTTTCATCTTTAGTCAACTCCACTTCATCAGTTAGTAAGTCAGCTAAATTAGTCGGACTATAAATTGAAAGCGCCATTGAACTATTAGCGTCAAGTACACTTTCATTTAAGACAACTCCGAGTTTATCAGCTAACTCTTTTGCTTGATCAAAGTATCGGTATGATTTTAAACCTAACTTTAATTTTTGCATTTTTTCATCAACATGCTCAAATAGTTTTTTATGGGCTAAGACTACATTTTCTTTTGCAACCTCAAACGATTTATACCATTTGAATTCTTCCGACCCAATTTGGAACATACGATTATGACAATAAGAACTACCAATGACCCAAATTTTAAAATCATTTTCCCAACTATCTTTATGTTTAATAGTTTGGTTAATGCTTGAGTTATTGTCATTACTATAACCTAGATATTTGTTAATATCACTTTCAGCATTATAGTAACTAGGGTTTCGCTTTCCATAGTCATCACCTAATCTAACCTCGTAGTCGGGGTCAAGACCTTTTGCTCTTATCTCATCACGATAATAAGAAGTCAAAAACTCTTTATTAGCCTTGAACTCTATATGGACATCATCATAAACCTCTTTAGGGTTTCCATTGTAGTCAGTTTCCATACGAGGTGTTGCGTCTTGAACATAGAAACAATTATCATGGTGCAACTCGCCACCATTTCTGTCGCCATATTTATTAATCATAGAACGAATTGTATCTATATCCTCTTGAGGTTGATGAAATCTTACAAGTTGCTCAATCTTTGTTTTAGCGATTGAACGCATATCATTGTAAGTTTGTATCGCGCTAGTGTGTTGTGTCTTATATTTTGATTTGCTTTCAAAATGGTCTTGAAACACATCAGCAATAACTTTACGCTTATCAGCGTTAAGTGTTTGTCTTTTTTCTTTTGACATATTTTACTCCTTTTGGTTAAGTTGAAATGATAGCACAATGGCTAATTAAAGCCATTGCGCAAAGTGTCGCAGTTTTATTTAAGTTCTTCAACTATATCTACTTTTATGTTTTCCATTCCCATTTGATCTGGCTCATCTTCTCTAGCCTCAAAGTAATCATCATCATGGGTTTCAAAAAGCAATTTTGCTTTCTCTTTTGTTTCAGCTTCAACTATTACAGTTTCCCAAATGTCAGCTGTGTAGTGTATCTTAAATCTAGGCATATTATTTACTCCTTATTTAATTGTTAATAAAATCGTATTATAGCATGTTTCACGTGAAACATAAATATGACACATTGACGCAGCTGCGACATTTTGTCGCAGCGACAATCTGTTATGTTGACAGGGTTTCAAGCTTCAAGCTTCAAGCTTCAAGGTGCGTCAATTTGGTGAATTTATAAAAAAATTTATTCGTGCAATAATTCCATTATGTTTAATATAAATAAATATGACACACAAAAAGAAATTTGGGAGGAACCATCTTTAATAGATGAGGTAGTTGATACTAAAAACTACTACGGCCTATTTCCTAAATTTTGGTATAATAAAAAGGACATGCATGAGTTAGAAAAAATGTGTAAATATAATTAAAAAGAAATTAGTCGGGGGCATGCCCCCCGCCTGATCCCTGATCCATTGTGCGTTTAGCTAGACGTTTGCGCCAGTAATTCCGGATAAGCGACTGGACATTCAACGATGGATCTGGGATCAGCTGGAAGACGCAACGAGCACCAGCTGGTCATTTAAGCATCAAGCGACAAGCTGCGACAAATTGTCGCGCGTCAATCTGTTTCTTGACTAAGCAACAAGCCACAAGCTGCGGCAATTATGCAAGGTGATAAAAAAAATTTATAGTTTAATATAATAAAAAAAATAAAGGAGTAAAAAATATGAACACTAAAGAAGCTTGGGCGCTGGTCGGTGGACTAAGTAAGCCCTCAAAAATGCCTGGATGGTCAATCGGTATTCCGGCGGCTGAATGTAAAACTGGCAAAAAATTAAGACAAATAAAAAATTCAGTTTGTGAAGGCTGCTACGCTCTTAAAGGCTGTTATGTTTTCGCGGTTGTACAGAAGGCACAATATAAAAGACTTGACGCTATTAAAAACCCATACTGGGTTGAAGCAATGGCAACATTAATTAATTCTAAAAAACCTGATGTTTTTAGATGGCACGACAGCGGCGACGTCCAAGACCTGGAACACCTTCAAAAAATTTTTGAAGTCTGTAAACTAACACCTTCAAAACGTCATTGGATGCCGACCCGGGAGGCCTGGATCAAAGACCACCTTGCCAGCTGTCCTGATAACCTTGTTATAAGATTTTCATCACCGATGGTTGACCAGGCGCCAGTTAACAGCTGGCCGAATACTTCGACAGTTTCGACAAAGTCTCGAACATGTCCAGCTCCTGACAACAATAATGAATGCGGCGACTGTCGAGCTTGTTGGGATCCGCTGGTAAAAAATATCGAATATGGTAAACATTAATAATGTTTACTTTCAAACACCCAAAATATTATGAAGAGCTCCGCAAGGAGCTCAAAAAATTAGGAGAGAAAGAGATGAAGGATGAAGCAACAAGCAACAAGCAAGAAGGCTCAAGCCGCAAGCGACAAGCTGCAAGCGTCAAGCGACAAGCGCCTGAGCAAGACAGCGATTAAGATCCATGATGCCTGGTGCGTAGCGAACGGCTACAAGCGTCAAGCAACAAGCTGCGACATTTTGACGCAGGACAATTTGCCTGTTTACAAAGCGTCGGATTACAAAGCCTCAAGCATCAAGCGACAAGCAGCGTAACCCGTGGCACAGGGGGCCTGAGTCAGGCCTCCGGCTACCAGGTTCCGGATTCTTTTACCCTCATAAAGTTTTGGAAGCCCGCAAGAGGCATCAAAAACCATGATAAAAGTATTCTTAGGATGCTTCACATGGAAGGCTATTTGGTGTGGAGAAAATCTAATTTTATTTGTTTTAGTGTACTTTAATTCAACAGTGAAAAAGTGCCCAGAATTATTATACCCCAATAGATCGGGAGTACCAGGAACGCTAAGGTTTTCAATCCTAATCCAGGATATTTCTGTAATATTTCTTTTAACTTGTGCATAAAATTTGGTCTCGGGTTTCATTGGTTTTTCACACAAACATGCTTAACCAATTTTCTTCAAAACCTTACCCATATTCCATGTTTCAGTCTGAACTGTAAAGACTAGTCGATGTGACTCTCTTGATCCCAATAGTTTATTTTCAAGAAGTTGTAAAGAAGTAATGTCATAATATTTGCCATCTGGCAAACAAACTTGAACCCGAGCATCTTGTGCTGATTCTTGTGTCAGCATTTTATCTAAAACTTGTCTAAGTA